CAGCTACAGCTAAAGCCTCTTCTGGGTCAGCATCAACTGATTGTGCTATTGTTATTTTCATACCTACTTCAGAAGAACCATCTGGTAGAGTAACAGGAATTGCGGAAGGAAGAACTCCCGGCGATGCTGGTTTTACAATGTAATAATTTCCGTAGCCAATTACAGCAGCAGTGAAACCTCCATGTATGTCATATATATAGGTAGCTTCTTCTACTGTATATTGGAACGCTGTACCGCTAATTGTGCCTATATTAGAATTCTCTGTAAGTGTAACGGATGAGCCCAAATTGAAATCGCCCGCAACGTGGAGTTTATATGCAGGTGTTGTGTCTATACCTATACCAGTCGCTGTTCTAACAAAATCACTTGTGCCTGTTATATTAGCAGCAGCCGTCCAATAGGATATATAAGTGTCTGCACCTCCTCCAGTAACATCCCCAGTATCGAAACCTGTAGCGGTAAATGTACCACCATCTCGTTGAGTAAATGTTAATGTACCAGCACTATATGCTGCACTGGCTACGTAATTATCATAAGCACTATTCCAGTTAGCTTCAGAAGCAATATAAGTATCAGCTATAGCTGTCCCATTCCATTCACCAGAATCAATTGTTGATGAAATATCTAATGTCCCAGTTATAGCAGTATTGCCAGATAGTAAAGTCGTACCAGATACGTGTAATTTTGCAGCAGGTGTAGCGGTGCCTATGCCTATATCATCTGCTAAAGTAGTCCAATAACCTAACCCACTCCCTGATGTCCATGGAGAAGCCGAAGACACTAGTGATGATAAATTTTGGGTAACAGTAGAAGCTCCACTAACCAAGAGAGATAAAGTATAATTGGGACTACCACCTAATGTAGCACCAGTAAGATAAAAATTATCTCCTCCTCCCCCACCTTGGGAGTTTAATTTACTAGTACCCCAATAAATATTAGAACCACTTGCCCAAAGAGTATTACTCGCGGGACTCGTGGTATAAGCTCCAGAAGGAAGGCCAATGCTAGGTAGAACACTTGCTCCTTTTTTGAGCGCTTTAATATTTTCCTTCTTTTTTAATCTACCCATAATTGAAGCTCACGTATAAATAATATAAGCTATCCATCGAGCCCCACCTACCTCTACAATGTCTGCTTGATGTAGTGTAGTAAAACTGGCGCCACTAACTAGGGTATTAAGTGCCGTCACGGCCTCTACCGCTGTTTTTTCTATAGATGTCTCTAATGTACTTGCCATAGTTTACCTTATCACAATGGAGGAGGTTTAAGGTCCTCCTCCGAACCTATCTTAACTAACGCTTTAATTAGCGCCGTTAATTATGATGCATCCAACTTCAGGTCGAATGACTTTCAAACCATACCTCATAGACATGTAGGAGCCGATAATTCCGAAACCGGGATTAGCCTCTTCTACAGTCAGGGCACGTCTCTCAACATACACAGCTGGTTTAGTTGACAAATCGAAAATACCTATCCTTCCAGATGGTACCCAAGCATTCATCACAACAGTCAAACCGTACAATTGCCCAATTACACCAGTGCTAGCTGCTCCTGCGATAGGAGAGTTAGCCATTCCGGCTGTCGTTGGACTTCCTGCACCGCCAGTTGCGGGACTGCCTCCATAGCCTGTATAATAAGCTGTGGTGAAGTCACCCAAGTCTAATAGAGACTTGTAATGGGCGGGGGAAATGAACAAGTGTGACGCGTTGTATCCGTGACAAGCGATTCTGTCTATTCCAGTTGTTATGTCTGATAGAGCGATGTTACCAGCGGTGTCATTTGACGCGGCTACGTAAGAGCCCCTAATTAAACGAGCCGAGGACTCGTTTCCGTAAGAGTTCAATCGTGAACCTGTTGCATCAATATCTCCTGCTGCCATACCACTTCCAAAGAAACCACCATACATATTACTTGAAAATGTAGTGATTTGTGTTTCTGTGGTCTGACCACTAATCGCGATTGTATCGAAAGTTGTATCTACCGCATTAGAGCCGAAGATAACCTTCATAACGTGTTCCGTCATGTGTCTGTCTACTGCTCTGCGTGACTCATTAAGAGCCATCTCAACTTCGTTAAATCTCGAGTCTTCTATCATTCTTCGGGTTACACCTACCGCAATACCCCACTCACGTACTGTCACTCTTTCCGAGCGTAGCATAGTGTGTTGATATTGAGGAGTGTTTCCTTCGTTAATTTGTTCTAGCTTCATGCTAGGTCTACCGAACGTAATGTCGATGTTACCACCTGTTTCAGTGCGCATTGGTTCCATAAAGAAGTCTAATGCTGGAAGGTCAGTGACCTTGTAATCCATTATAGCGTCTTTATAGTCAATGAGAACTCTCTCACCGAGTCCGCCATCAGCGGCTCCGGTGTTAAGGGAAGTAAGTAAGCCTGTTTGTGCTGTTACCATATTTAATCACCTTAAAGTGTGAGTACCTTTCTCAAATTTGGACCATTAGCATTCGCAGTGCTGTCCAAGTATACGCCGACTGCGCCGCCTGTTGCGACTAGTGCGGCTGTACCACTTATACAATAACCTGCGCCTACTGTTCCACTTGACAGTGTTAGAGCTGTTCCACCGGAGACCGTTCCTGAAACTGGAACATTGAGTACTACTCCCTTTCCAGTAATTACGCTTGCGTTCTGTCCCGAACCTGCGTCAGTGAGTAAAACACCCAATGATGTGGTTGAGGCAGTGTCAGCGTGATTAATTTCAGCTTGGTCGTCCATGGTTACAAATCTTCCACCAGATAAGTTTGTGCCTGAAGCAGCGGTAAATGGTAGGATGCGCGCTGGCGCTCCACCATCATTTACTAATATTTCTGTTGCCATATTTTACTACTCCTTAGTTCTTTAAAAGAACCTCCTTATTAAGGACGATTCTTCCTTTTTTATCCATCTCTACTGCAAATTCCCTTTCTGTCTTTGGCAGCTCACCTTCGTTGGATTTACCCTTTCCGAAAGTGCGCTCGACCTCAACAGGTTCAGGCATAGCAGCGAGAGCTTCGCTGAATCCAGTCAGCTTGTTCTCATCCCATGCAGAGAGCTCCTCAATACGCTCGTTCTTCTTTTCTTCTTCTACGTGGCCCAAAAGTATTTGCTTGGAAATGATAGTCTCAATTGTACGGACTTTCCTTTCCTCTGCTTCTTTCTCGGTTCTCTCTACCTCAGCAAGTTTAAATGCTTCAATTTGTTCTAAAGCATCACTATACTGTGTTTCGATTTCCGTTTTGGAAGCTTGCATCTCTTCTAGTTGTGTTCGAAGACTAGCGAACTCGCGCTCGACAATGTTCTCAGCATCGGATTTTTTGTTTTCTTCTTCAGCCATTGTTTCAACCTCTGTTGTCCCATCTTGCTTACATTCACACGCACCTTTGTCACCACCACAACCACAGTCATGGTCGTTCTCGGTTGCATGTAATTCACATTCCGTTTCTATAGTACATTCCTTGCAGACGGGTTTCATTTTTTCATTGTCAATGAAACTAACCTCTGTGGGACGTATGTTGGTGGCATAAGTGTCACCCATCACATCTATATCGTTGGAAAACCAATCAATACTGACGTGAGTCATGTTCCCGTCTTTGACTTTATCCATTACTTCCTGTCCATTTGCATACTTGTTGGAGATTGTCGCCAACATCTTCACTGCTGTCTTTCCATTATCCATCTTGAACACTGAGGGCTCAGTAGCCATGCCGATTAAATCCTCTGGCGTTCTTTGATGGTTCATATATATTGGAAGCTCCTTAAAAGCTTCTATATTATCTTTTAATATCGAAGGTTCTATATAAACCTTTTGTTCAACCTCATCATCCTCATAAGTATGAGGTCCGGAGGTTATAGCGATTACGGGGAATGTCACTGTGTCTATTCCCTCATCGCTGGTAAATGTAATATCAGACTCTTCGCCTATTGATAAAGCAAAAGAGCGTCTTACTGGCTCTGCGGAGGTAGACCTACCGAATTCCCGCTCAACGCCATTCTCATCAGCCCACATGCTACACATGTTTGCTGACAACTCTTGGTGGTTATCAAAACCACGTTTATCAAGAGTTTTAGATACAGTTTTTACACATTGGTCGTATTTCATGCTCTTTTACCTGTTATGTTTGCGGAGGGTTTGTTTCCTCTATTCTGTGCTCGGGCACCTTCTTCCTTCTTATCTGTATTTTTACCACCGGATATATTTGCGTTCTTGTCGCTAGCTCCAGCTTGTTTAACTACAGAATCCTTTACCATCTCCAGTTCTACTATTCCTTCGGGGTCTAATCCCCTTTCCTCTCTTACTTCACCGGGAGCTAATACTCCCTCAGACATATAAATCATATCTGTCTTAGCTTTTGTAAAGGCGTCATTAATATTAATTTGTCTAAACTTAATCATAGCAGGGTCGTCACCCTCTTTGTCTACCAATTGAGGCATCAACTGTGAATTTATAGCTGCCTCTACCATTGATTGTAAATATTGTACATAGGGTTCAAAAATAGGTCGTGCTCTCTCTGGGTCTGTCCACATAGTCATAGGGACCTTAAGTGCCATGTGTATTTTAGCTAAAATGTCATCTGTATATTTACCATATTCAAATGCACGGCTACTTCCTTCTAATTCTTTAATCTCTATATCATTACCATGAATGATATCTTCACCGGGTTCTAAACTATTAAAAGCATTAACTATCTCATTAATCTTATCAGGGCCATATGGCATATCCGGAAGACCACAAGATATATCAAATCTTGAAGTAGCATATTTGTTTAAAGCTGCACCTATATCTCTTTCTGCATAATCTTTAAGGTCAACTAAATATATAATAGGGTGTATATCTGAAAGCCCATATGCATAATCGTCAAACACATTATTCTTTAATTCTATTATTTCGTCTTCTTCAAACCTTATAGAATCTTGGTCCGAACCTAAATCTTGATAATAATATAATATTTGCCCGTGTTCGTTCCTTTGAACAAACATATTCTGACTAGACCTTAGAACAAGATTAGCCGAATCGTTCCATTTAGGAAATCCACCAGTAAATTCTAGATATCCTGTTCCAAAGATACGAGCGTTCCTCAACCATGTATATAAAGTTTGCTTAATATTTATATCTTTGAACATACCCTCTATCTGGTCTCTGAGGCTTTCGTCTTCTGTAACAATGTCATATCCGTCCTTAATTGCATAAAAACAAGGTAAATCAATTAGAGTCCTTATAATAGGGTCCGAAAGATATATGTTCATATACATTCTGGGCTGGCCTAGATGCTCTTCGTAAAACTTATCTCCTCCACGGAATTGGTTAGAAAGTTTTAACCTCCTAATGACCCCTTCACCGAAGTTACGAGGCTCGTCTTCTTTAACTGGAGGATTGCGCCCAATGGTCGCGAATCGACGTCTCACGTTATCTATGAATGACATGGCTATCTATTTTATAATAATATATAGTATATAAAGCTTTTGTTACAAACGAAGGGGGGCAAGCTTATTTAATCTAACTTTTCTGGGCCGCGTGGTAAAAAGACCCTGTTGGGAATAACTTCCTTGGACCCCATTGGTGGCCCTCGGAGTTCTGTTTAATTTGGAAGAAGCGAATACTCCTGAACCGGGTAACATAGAAAGGGCTGCATGTATTCCTATCACAGAACTATCACAATAATCATCATGCTTACCATCGGGCGCAGCTATGCGTTCTGTTTTATTAGCAGCATCCATAACATATTCTAGTTCTATATGTTCTCTTAACCATTTATTAATTAATTTAGCATATTCGGGCGGTTGAAGTTTGGGATTGGGTATTTTAACTATCCCCTGTTGAACAAAGGACACATAATCTCTATATACTTGAGTCTTAGTTCCTCGAGGCCCTCCTGTAAAGATGAAAGGTATAAAATGAATTTGAGGGGTTGAACTAAAACATGCTAATCTTAAATCTTGTTCGATGGCTCCTCCTATGCCTGTTGCATCTAATATAAGTTTTTGAGCATTCATTTGATTAGATATCTCCATAATGCGTTGTCGTTGATAAGGTATATCGTGTCCACCGGTTCTGGGGTTTATTTCTTCAATATAAGCTAAACGAGCTAAATTTCCAATACTATCTTTACCATCTGACTTCTCGACTGCCCATGCAGATATGACTGTGGAGTTAACAGATTTTCCTATATCTACTCCTACTACGACTTGGGGGGGTATATCTATACCACTTTCTATTTCATCACGCGTTAATATCTTGTAGTCATCAAAACAATCTTTTAGTCGTTCTGAATTAAAGATTTGAGACACACTCTCTACAAATTCACACTCATATTCTGTTCTCCAGTATATAGAGTCTTCTCCCCACTCCATCATTTTCTCTAACATATCTTCTTCTGTATAAGGAGCAGAATAAGCGTCACCTTGCTCAATGGCATCTCTCCATGTAAATACTAATCTTTCATAAGCCTCAGCATAAGCGTCATCATATAAATAACGCCACATATGGTTCTCTTTACTCTTGGGAGTTCCTAGATTAATAAAGGGAGCTTTATTAGATACAATAGCTGGCTCTACATTATCAACAAAAAGGTGGTCATCAATGAGCGGAGACTCATCGACGATACAGAATGTAGGGTGTTGGCCTCGTATAGCCTGTCCTTGATTACTAGGCGCCAATGGAGCTCTACGCAACATTGTGCCCCCCTTCATGCGTATATGGGGCTTATTGTGAAATTTATAATTATCTACTAAGGAATCTAAAAATTTATTATCCTTAAAGTTTCTATAAACATATCCAAAGATTAATGAGGCTTGGTCTTCGCTAGGTGCGAGAATAAATACTAAGTCTCTAAATCTATTAAAAAACATATATATAGTAGCCGCAATAGCTAGGGCATATGATTTACCACTGCCTCGTGGAGCTAAGATGGCTAATTTACGTTGTTTGCCATTTTCGGGATGAGTTAAAGCATATGATATAATAGTCTTTTGTAAGGGTCTTAGTTTTAAGGGTCTTTGCTTTTGGTCAATTAAATAAGCATCACAAAAGGCAGTAACGAGCTTAAGCATCTTTTCGCGGCTATGTCTACATTTTTCAAAGGTTTCATGTAATGAACGGGAGTCATAGACGTTTTTACCCGTTAGCGATTTCTTTAACTTCTGCGTCTCCTTCTTTACTGGTAGTTTCATCTGTTAGGTCCTCCAAAAAGCTCACGAAGCCTTCTGTTTTGGTTTCTATTACGGAAGGTATCTCTATATTAAGTGAACGAAACTCTGTGTGTATATCTCTAATTATTTGGTTTCTTTCCCGCAACAGCTCTCTTCGCAACGTGACATCCCGAAGATTTTCAATAATATCTTTCCAAAGTATGTCTTCAAGCATAAGATTGCGCGCCAGCAAGCGTACGAGTTCTTTGTGTCTTTCATATTCTGCTTCTCCTACTCGCTGGCGTAATCGCTGCTCGTATTCTATTTCGTTCAAAGCTTTTTGGCATTAACCAAAGCCGCTTTGGCTTCATCCTTTATAACCGCAACGAATTTATCATCGTTCTGGTCGTAGGCGGACATAATGACATTTCTGAGCATTGCATCCTTTACGTGCTTTTGAGCTGCTTCATCCAGCTTCTCATAAGCCTTCATCTGGGCTGTAGTTAGAGATTTATCCAATAATTCAAGAATTTCGTCGTCGTATTTCTTGAACAGTGGCATTACTAACGCTTTGACAGCTGGTTGGGTATATGCAATAAAAGCAACAAGTGCTCCTATAACTCCTACCGCAAGCAAAAGCTCGGGGGAGTCTTGTAATGCATCCATTAGTCCATCTAACATTCCAGATTCGCTTACTTCATCAACTGTGACATTATCTGTCATGTTGGTGTCTTCGTTTGTTGTGTTGTTTGACATAGTTTTCTCCATGTTGGGGCTCCCACGGTAGCACTTGCGTTAAGTAATCCTGTGGAGCCTTGGCTCTTTAGCGAGAGCCTATACATAGTAGGTAGGCCCACTATATAAAGTTTATGCACTACCTGAAATGGTAGTCTCTAAAGTCCCTACTTCTTTCTCCTTTTGTTTGTTTTCTTTGGTTTAAGCCCCGGATACTTTCGATATACCGCAGCTCTAATCCCAGCGGGTCGTGGTGCGTTGTGGGCTAACTTCAAAGCAGACTTGGCTCTCGCGCGCGTGTTAATAGGAAAGCTTCCGGCAGGTGCGCCTCCAGAGGGTCCAGCAAATGCTTTGACTCCTTTATACTTTCCTACATTAGAACCGCCCTTTCTTTTACGAGCTGCTGCTTGCTTCTTTTTGGCCTTAGTTACCATTAACCGTTATGCTCCCTTCTGACTATAGGTGGGTAGTTTTTTTACTCTTTCTGTGTATTCTATATTAGGGAAATGTTTAGCGTAATTATCAGGGTCTTCCTCAATTCCTCCGCTACCATCGTCCTTATAGACCATTAGTTTTTTCTTCTCTGCCATGTTTGTTTCTCCTATTCTATTTTTTTGAGTTTTTCGAGTAACTCGTCCTCTTCTTCGTGGTCGTGTCCATTACGGAACGTACCCTTTCTTGTCTGTTCTATTTGACTGTTCTGTTGAGCAGTCCATAACTCTAATACCTTATATATAATAACGAGCGCGGGTGAACCTATAATCAGAAGAACTGACTTATAAGATTCTATATCTTCTACTATTGATGGCTCTCTAAAAGCCATAGCAACTAAGAATATAGATAATC